CTGTCGATTCGGGCGACATTTCCCGCGCGTTCGCGGTGGACTATTCCCCGCTGAAGCTGACGCCGTTCGAGATTGCCGCGCGTCGCCGGTTCTTGCAGAAGATCATCGGCGACATCAACGCGGCGAAGAAGAAGGCGCGCGAGGATGAAGAACTCGCCTTGCTGGCGCTGTACGCCGTGCTCCCGAAGGCCGCATGATGCTGACCGCTGAGCAGATCGCCGACCTTCGCGTCATCGATCGCATCGAGCTTGGCCAGGGCAAGGGGCAGCTTGTTGCGGGCAATGGGCGGATATTCGCTTTAGCGTATGACTCCCTCCCCGATTTGATACACGCTGTCGAAATGGTAAATCTCAAGCTCACCGGGAAGATGTTATCGCTGCGTGTCGTGCCGAAGGTCACGGACTTTCCGGCATTGGCGGGCGCTCGCATCGTCGGTGGCGGGGCTGATCTGTACCCCGGCCCCGATCCGCACCAACGCTTCGGCCACTGGTGCCGGGTGGAGTTGAACGGGAATGTCTACGACTCGTGGTTTCTTCGGCTCGATGAATTGATCCGCTGCCTGTATGCGGTGGTCAAGGATGAGCAGAAAGACCCGTATCGCCGCCAGATCATGGAAGGTGCGACAGCATGAGCCAGGTCACGCCGGAAACCTACTACGCGGCGCTTGTCGGGCATCACGAAGGTTCGGCGGTGCTTGATGACCTGATCGCCCGGTTTGATGCCAAGGCTTCATTCGTGCCTGGCCAGCGCGATCTGACCGCGTACCACGAAGGTCAGCGGTCAGTGATCCGGTTCATTCTGGACGCCGTTGTTTCAGTCGAGAGCGGGACGCCCAAGTTCCCGCCGATACTTTAAGGAGAAACGAGAATGTTGATTCAACGCCTGATGCGCAGATTCACCCTGATGGACGCAGCAACTGACGGCACCGAAGGCGGCACTGGTAGTGGTACGGTCGAGACTGAGACCAGCATCCTCGAATCGCTCGGCAAGTCGGAAGACCCGGCTGTTGCCGCTGCCGCTCCGGTTACTGATGAACAGAACCCCGCTCCGCAGACCGCAGAACAGGCGGCGCTCAAGGCCAGCGAGACCGATGCCCGCCGCCCTGCGCACGTTCCCGCCAAGTTCTGGGACGCCGGCAAGGGAGAGATTAATCACGAAGCCTGGGCGAAGTCCTACACCGGGCTTGAGCAGCGCATGAAAGATACCGGCCTGCCGCCCAAGGAAGCGACGGAATACCAGTTCGAGCCGCCTGCTGGCATGGAAGCCTTCGAGCCGGACCCTGACCTGACCGCCAAGTTCAAGGGTAAGGCGCACGAACTCGGCCTGACGCAGAAGCAGTATCAAGCGGTGATGACCGAGTACGCCTCGCAGATTCCCGCGCTGGCTGATCAGATGATGAACTTCGGCAAGGGCAAGGCCGAGGCGGCGCTGAAGGATTACTACGGTACGCCCGAGAAGACCACGGAGAACGTCAAGCTGGCGTTCAAGGCGTTCAACGCCTACGCCGACGAGGCGGACGCGAAGGAGATCAACCGCATCGGCAACATGCCGGCGGTGATCAAGATTCTCGCCAAGGTCGGACGCGAAATGCAGGAAGACCCCGGCGTCGGCGGTGATTCGGTGCTGGCCGCTGAAAGCCTTGATGAACTGATGGCGAAGGGTTCGCCGTATTGGGACAAGAGCCATCCGAAGCACGAACAGGTAAAAGCCAAGGTTCGCGCCCACCACGAAGCGCAGGCCAAGCAGAAACAGCGCAAGGCGGCATGATCAATGGGCGAAAGTTGCGCGGCTCTGATAAAGCCGGATCAGCCGGAGGCGCAAGCCGAATAGCTGGATCGTGCAGCGAGTAGCCCACCCACGAAGGCACGGCTGAACAACCGCAAGGCCAGCCAAGCCGGGAAGCAAGACAGAGCGGGAACAACTGCACAGCAGCCCGCAAACCGTAGCACCGCATCACACCAGGGCCGCTCGGCTGCAAGGCTAAATGAGCGAACAACCCGAAAAGACGATTCATTCAATTATTCCTTTTCGGGAGATTCATCATGTCATTCCAAGTAACCGAAGCGTTCGTCACGCAGTTCTCGGCGAACTTCTACCATCTGTCGCAACAGATGGAATCGCGCCTCGAATCGAAGGTCGTTGTCGAATCCGGCATCGTCGGCGAGTCGAAGAAAATGAACCGCATCGGCGCCACCGCTGCCCAGCGCAAGACCACGCGCCACGGCGATACCCCGCTGATCGAAACCCCGCACAGCACTCGCTACGTCGATCTTGACGATTACGAATGGGCGGACCTGGTCGACGACATGGACAAGAAGAAGATGCTTGCCGATCCGGCCAGCGACTACCTCAAGGCCGGTGTTGCCGCCATGAACCGTTCCAAAGACGATGTGATCATTGCCGCGATGAACGGCTCTGCCCGCTCCTCGTCCGGTACGGTGGCCCTGCCCGCTGCGCAGAAGATCGCGCACGGTGGCGCTGTGCTGACCAAGGCGAAGCTGATCACCGCCCGCAAGAACTTCCGTCTGAACGAATGCGACGGCGAGAACGGCGAAGACCTCTACATCGCCTACTCGTCTGACCAGCTTGAGGACTTGCTGACCGATACCACGATGACGGACACGCAGTACAACACCGTTCTGTCGATGATGTCGGGCGACATTCCCAAGGGACAGAAGCTGTTCGGCTTCGGCGTGGTGCCGACCGAGCGCATCACCAACGACGGCACGAGCGATCTGGTTCTCGCCTGGGCCAAGTCCGGTGTTGCCCTGGGCATCGGCAAAGAGATCACGACCCGCCTCACCGAGCGCGCCGACAAGTCCTACTCCATGCAGCCGTATGCCTGCATGTCGCTGGGCGCTGTCCGCATCGAGGACGCGAAAGTCATGCAGATCGCCTGTAACTAAACCCTGAGCCAAGGAGATAAATCATGGCTGTCGTAAACACCAAGTCCACGGCTGTTACCAATGCCGACGCAACGCCGGTCGATTTGACTGGCGCCTACCTCTCTGCCGGCCGCCTGCGCGAGAGCGTCGGCACCGTCGAAACCGTCAACGGCGATTCCATCGCTTCGGTCTATCGCATCTGCCGCATCCCGTCCAGCGCCCGCGTGTCGCAAATCCTGCACTACAGCGACGACAACGGCACCACGGCCATTGCTGATGTGGGCCTCTACAAGACCGCGGCTGATGGTGGCGCGGTGGTGGATGCCGACCTGTTCGCCTCCGCTCTGGTGCTGAATGCCGGCGCCCTGAGTGCGGTGGACATCACCCACGAATCGGCGGTTTTCGACATCGTTCATGTCGAGCGCCGCCTGTGGGAAGCCCTCGGCCTCACCGCTGACCCGAAGATCTGGTACGACGTGTGCTACACCTTGACGGCGGCATCTGACGCAGCCGGCACCATCACGGCAAAAGTCCGCTTCGTGGACGGCACCTAAGCAACCTCCTCTGGTGATGCGGTCCTTCTCCCCGCCCGCCAGTTTCGCCGGCTGCCCTTTCGGGGGTGGCCGGCCCCTTTTCGTTTTGGAAGGCTGACGCATGGCTACCTCTGAAGTTCAGGTATGCAGTAACGCCCTCCTGCTGCTCGGGCAATCCAGCATCGCATCGTTCTCCGAGAACTCCGACCGGGCGACGATCTGCTCTAACCTGTGGGACAACTCCCGCCAGGCGGTGCTGCGCTCGCATCCGTGGAACTGCGCCATCAAGCGCGCCGCACTGGCGCCGGACGTGGCCGCTCCCGCTTTCGACTGGACGTATCAATTTACCCTGCCCGGCGATTGCCTGCGCGTGCTGTCGGTCGGCCTGGACGGCGACGTGCCCGAATACAAGCTCGAAGGCCGCAAGATTCTCATTGACGACAATCCGGCCTATTTGAAATACATCTACGACAACGAGGATGTTGCAAGCTGGGATTCGCAACTGGTCGAGTGCATGACGCGCTACATGGCCTTCTCGATGGCCTACGCCCTGACCAAATCAACCAGCCTGCGCGACTCGGTGTATCAGGAATTCACCCTCCTGCTGAAACAAGCCAAAGCGGTTGACGGGCAGGAAGACACGCCCGACGAAGTAGGCGATTTCCCCTTCCTTGCAGCGAGGCGCTAAGTGGCGCGCGTCGACTACATCCAGACCAACTTCACGGCTGGGGAGATTTCCCCCCGCCTGCTGGGCCGGGTTGATGTCGCCCGCTTCAAGAACGGCCTAAAAACCTGTCTCAATGCCGTTCCGCAGGCGCATGGTGGTGCGAAGCGGGCGCCGGGAACTCGGTACGCCGCAGAGACCAAGGACAGTACGAAACTCGCGCGGCTGATCCCGTTCATCTTCAACCGGACGCAAGCCTTCGTGCTGGAATTCGGCGATATCTATGTCCGGTTCTACGCCACGACCGGGCGCGTCGAAAGCCCTCCGGGTACGCCGGTCGAAGTCGTCAGCCCGTATCAAGATGACGAACTGGACGATCTGCACTACATCCAGTCTGCGGACACGATGTTTCTGTTCCACCCGAGTTATCCGGTCTATCGCTTGGTGCGGTATTCCAACACGTCATGGAAACTGTCGGCGGTGCCGTGGCAGGTTCAGCCCAGCGAGGAAAAGGGCGACAAGCCGGTTACCACCTTGACGCTATCGCTTGCCACTGTCGGCGCCGGCAGAACGGCGACGGCAGCCGCGGCATGCTTCGAGGCGTCCGACGTGGGCCGGCAGATTACCAGCGGGGCGGGGCTTGCGACAATCACCGCTTACACCTCTACGACAGTCGTCACGGTGACCATTGTCGACGCCTTCGCCTCTGCTGGCCCAATTGCCTCGCAAAGCTGGACGCTGACCGAATCCCCGAAAACCACGCTGACGCCGAGCGTCAAAGACCCGGAAGGCGTGGCGGTGACGCTGACGGCGGGGGCCGCGGCGTTCAAGAATTCCGCACAGGTGACCGATGTCGGCAAGTTCGTAGAGATCAACGGCGGCCTGATCGAGATCACCGGCTTTACGTCCTCAACCATCGTTACCGGCATCATTCATACCGTGCTGGTCGCCACCACGGCGGCGCAGTCGGGAGGCTGGGCCTTGCGCTCGAAGGTATGGAACTCGGTGGACGGGTATCCTCGCTGCGGGACGCTGTTCGAGCAACGCCTGATCGTGGCCGGGTCGCCTGGCTATCCGCAAACCATCTGGGGCAGCCGAACGGGCGAGTATTACAACTTCTCTGACGGAGTGGATGATGGTGACGGGTTCGCCTTCACGATTGCATCCGACCAGATCAACCCGATAGAACACCTGACGTCGACGCGGATTCTCCTGCCCATGACCTACGGCGGCGAGTTCTCCATGACCGGAGGAAATGACTCGGCCATCACCCCGACGAACGTACAGATCAGGAGCCAAACCGCTTACGGGGTGAGTGTGACTCGCCCGGTTCGCGTGGCCAACGAAATCATCTTCGTCACCCGCGGCGGTGAAAAGGTCCGCGCCCTGGGCTACCGGGCTGACATTGACAGCTTCAACAGCCCCGACGTGTCCATTCTCTCCGAGCATATCCCTCAGGGTGAAATCTTTGAAATGGCCTTCGCGCAGGAACCGGATCAAGTGGTGTGGATGGTGCGCGGCGATGGCGTCATGCCGTCAATGTCGATTGACCGGGATCAGGATGTTATCGGCTGGGGGCGCAGAACCACGGACGGGCTGTTCGAGTCCGTCGCATCCATCCCGAACGGCGCCGAAGATCAGGTCTGGGTGATCGTTCAGCGCACCATTGACGGGGCTGATGTCCGCTACGTCGAATACATGGATTCAACCCTGAACACAGATTCCGCGGTGACCGGCACCAGCGGGCCGGGAACTGATACGTGGTCCGGGCTGGATCATCTGGAAGGTGAAACGGTCGACATTGTGGCCGATGGGGTAGTCATGCCGCAGGCAACGGTGACGGCCGGCGCGATCACTATCCCGCGCGCAGCGAACGCGGTCGAGATCGGGCTGCACTACGAATCCGAAATCGAGACATTGGAGCCGGAAGTCCAGGCGCCGAACGGCACCAGTTCAGCCGCTGGCCTGTCGATCCATGAGGCCATCGTCAGGTTCTATGAGACGCAGGGCGCAACGGTGCAGGGCGAGACAATCCCCTTCAGGCAATTCGGCGCGGGGATACTCGACGCCTCGATTACGCCCTTCACTGGTGACAAGAAGGTTTCCATGCTGGGCGACAACAAGACCATCGTTGTACGTCAATCTCAGCCGCTGCCGTGGCAGGTTCTGGCGGTGATCATGAAGGTGTCGGCCAATGGTTAGGGACGCGACCCTTGACGACATCCCGGCCATGATCAGGATCGGCGAGATCATGCACGCCGAAAGCCGGTATTCCTTCATGGCCTACGACGGCGAGAAAGTCGCATTCACCCTGAAAACGCTGATCGGGACCGGGTTCGTGCGAGTGCATGAGCGTGACGGCGAGATCGACGGCGGCATGGTCGGCTACATGGGTGAACCGTGGTTCTCGAATGAACGTGTTGCGTCAGAACTGGCGCTGTTCATCGTGCCTGGCAAGCGCGGCGGCATGGCGGCGTGGTATCTGCTGTCCGAGTTCAGCGCATGGTGCGATCAGCAGGGCGCGAGGGAGATCACCCTGGCCATCACGACCGGCGTCAAGGTCGAGGAAACCGGGAAGTTGTATCAGCGGCTCGGCTTCGAGCAAGTCGGCGGCGTGTTCAAGCGGAGGGTTTGACGATGTGCACAGGACTAGAACCGCTGTTGTTTGGAACGGCAGCAACAGCAGGAGCGGCGGCCACTACTGGATTGATCGGAGCGGCCGGAGCGATGACCGCAGGCGGGGCTTTCACGCTGGCATCGACCGGGCTTCAGGTGATGTCCGCAATGAATCGCGGCAGCCAGCAACAGGACATGGCGAACTACCAGGCCGCCCAAGCCAATGCCGACGCGCAAGTTGAGCGCGAAGTTGCTCAGGTCAACGCCGACAAGATCAGGAAGGCCGGCAAGTCGCAGCAATCAGCCGCCCGGTCTGCTCTGGCTGCCTCCGGTGTGGTAGCTGACGCCGGCACGCCCCTGATGATTCAGGGAGAGATTGCGAAGGATTCCGAAGGCGATGCCCTGACTGAACTGCTGACCGGCGTCAGGAAGGGCACGAAGCTGGATAGCGAGGCATCCGGCCTGCGCGTAGCCGGGTCGAATGCCAAGGCGCAGGGCTATTCGAGTGCTGCCGGTTCCTTGCTGGCGGCGGGCGGTCAGATGTATTCCAAATATGGCGGGGTTCAGGCTGAACAGGCTCCCGCTCCAGTCGTCTATAGGGACAGATATGGCTAGGATTCCACTCGGCAACTTCGGCAATCGTGCGGCGGCGCCGGCTGTTTCCGGTCCGCAGCTTCCCGCCGCAACCTTCGGCACCGACCTTGCTGGCCCGCTGGCTCAAGGGCTGGATGTGGCCGCGCAAGCCTTTGGTGTGCAGGAGCGTAAGCAGGAGGCCGAGGACAAGCAACGCCGGGCAGAGGCGAACCGCCTGCAAGCTGTCACCGCTCAAGCAGAGATCAAGAACCACCTGGCCGATGTGCATGACGACATCGCGGCGGGTCTGACGGATGGTCGCTACGACAAGACCAAGGCCGGCGAGATATTCAACACCGAATCCCGCAAGCGGATCGACAAGGTAATGGAGGGCGTCGCTCCGGAGAACCGCGAACTGGTCAACGCCTCGCTGGTGGATGACATCGGGCGTACCGGGCGCGGCGTGCGCCAGATGGTCGCCAAGAAGGACATGCAGGACATCCGCGGCGGGATCGACTCTTACCTTGAGCAGATGCAACGGTACGCCACGCGCGGCGACGCGGAACGAGTTGAGGCCATCGGCAACGTCGACACCTTCATTCGGGCATCCGGCGCGCAAGCCGGCATGGCCCCGCATGAGATCGAGAAGACGCTGGCCGGATTCAAGGAAGGCGTGACTTTCACCCTGCTGGACAAGCAAGTCACCGCAGCGCAGCGCGACGGCAAGGCGCTGGGGAAACTCTCGACCGCGCTGGCTTCTGACCAGTTCGCCGAGCTTGACCCGGCAAAGCGCAATTTCCTCGACGCCAAGGTGCAGCGGTATCAGCAACACCTGGCGCAGATGGGCGAGATCGCCGAACGGCGCCGGCTGTCGAAACTGAACACGATGGCGACTCGGCTCTCGTGGTACGTCGAGAACGGGCGCGACATCCCGCCTACCGAGTTCGACGCCTTCAACAAGGCCAGCAAGGGCACGCCGATGGAGGGCTTCGCGTCCAAGATCGCCGCCGAACAGAAGGCCACGGCGGAATTCTCGCGCCTGACACCGCAGCAGATGACCGCCAAGGTCAACGAACTGGCTGCCAGCCACGGCAAAACCCCGACCAAGGAACAGATTACCCACCTGGGCAAGATGCAGAACTTCGTGCAGACCAGCATCAAGGCAATGCACTCGGCCCCATTGGAATACGCGGCACAGCGCGAGGGCGCCGTGGTCGAACCGCTGGACTTTTCCAAGCCGGACACATGGGCATCGAATTTGCAGAATCGCGCCGAAATCCTGAAAGAGCAATCGAAGCGGACGGGCGCGGCACCCAAGGGGCTGATGCAGCAGGAAGCGGCCATGCTCTCAAAGTTCCTCGCCGAAGGCTCGGATGCCGCCAAGACGGAAACGCTCAAGATGCTGCGCAAGGGCTTTGGCGACGACAAGGTGTTCAGGGCCACGATGCAGCAGATCGCGGCAGATTCCCCCGTTACCGCTCTTGCTGGAATGGTGGCAACCCGCGAGCGCCCGATGAAGATCAGCGGATTCTTCAGCGACGAGACATTCACCCCCGGCAGCACGGCGGGCCTGATGCTGGCCGGCGAGCGCATCTTGAACCCCGGCAAGGACGCGAAGGGGCAGGACGGTAAGCCGACGTTCCCCATGCCGAAGGATGCCGATATCCGGCTCAAGTTCAACAGCATGGCCGGCGATGCTTTTGCGGGGAATCAAGAGGCGTACCAGATCGCCTATCAGGCGGCGCGGGCGACTTATGCCGGGCTGGTGGCGCAGAAGGGCGACTACTCGGGCGCGCTCAATGACGGAATACTCAAAGAGGCCATTCAGCGGTCGACGGGTGGCGTTGCCGACATCAACGGGGCGCGCGTGGTCAAGCCGTGGGGGATGGATGACTCGACCTTCAAGAACGTGGTGAAGCGTGAATTCATTGGCGCGGTGAAACAGGCCGGCATCCCGCAGACCGCCGACCAGTGGCCGCGTATGCAGTTGCAGAACACGAAGGGCGGCTATCTGGTCAAGTCGGGGACCGGCTACCTGCTGGGCAAGGATGGCAACCCGGTAATGCTGCGCGTGACTGACCCGAACGACCCGTCAGGTATGGCTGACCGGATACCGAAATGAGCGCCTTCGACCTTGCCGGGGATCACGACAGCGCCAGCCTGATCGACCAGGCGCGGGCGAATCCGCTTGATCTAAGTCAACCCGCTGGATTCTTCACCGGCATGGGGACGGGCTTGGTCACCGGCTTGGGCCGGCTGGCAGCCGACACGCAGCGCACGACCGGCCTCGCCCTGGGCGCAGTGGCCGGCAGCTTCGACCTGCTGACCGGCGACGCCATCAAGGCGCAGGACAAGGTGTTCGAGCATATCGTGACGCCGGCTGACAAGCTCTCCCGGCATCTGGCACCGAAGGCCGAGGAAATCGGCATGGCGGGGCAAATCCTGCATGGGCTGGTGAAGATCGGCGGCGAGGCGGTAGCCTTCGGCCCGGGCGGCGTGCTGGTCAATGAAACGGTCGGCGGCACGCTGGATGCGCTCGACAAGGGCGTCGACTTGCAAACCGCGGCCAAGGTCGGCGGCGTGCAGGGCGCGGCGATGACAGCCGGCGTAATCGCCCCGATGACATTGGGCGCGTCTGGACTGGGCATGAACGTGCTGTACGGCGCAGGCATCAATTTGGCACAAGGCGTGTTCCAGCGCGGTGCGACTTCGGAGATTTACGCCAAGGCCGGCCGTGCCGATCTGGCGATGCAGTACAAGGCGCTGGACGGCGAAGCGATGGCGGTCGATGCGATTCTCGGCGCGGCGTTTGCCGGTGGCGGGCGGGCGCTGCAGATTCGCGGCGAGAAGGCCAAGTCCGATGCGGTCGCCGAGTACAAGGCCAAGATTTCCGAGATGCTGGCGCCCGAGCATATCGACGCGGCGCTGGTGAAGAACGAACAACTGAAGATGGAGCGCAGCGGCTTCGGCCTGCCCGCTGATCTGGCCTCGCGTGATGCCCATGTGGCGAACCTGACCGGAGCGATCGATGACCTGATGGAAGGCCGGCCGGTGACGATGCGCGAGCCGGTGGGCGATACCATCCCCGATCCGGCGGCGGCGAAGGTGCAGGCCGATGTCGAGGAAGAAATAATGATCCTCTGGCACGGTTCCCCGCACAAGTTCGACAAATTCAGACTTGATGCGATTGGGACCGGCGAGGGCGCGCAGGCTTATGGACACGGGCTGTATTTTGCCGAGTCGCAGCAGGTTGCAGCGGAGTATCAAAGGAAACTGGCGGGCGCTGATAACGGAATGGCGGGACAAATAGCCGCCAGCAAATTGCAGATGTATAAAACTCCAGAGGCGGCAATTGCCGCACTGAAAGAAGGCATCACGCCAAATCTATCTGCCGAAGCTAAAGCCATGTCTCAGTCGGCTATAGACCTCCTTGAACAAGGCAAAGCAGATACCGGCAACCTCTACAAAGCCGGCATCCCTGCCGAAGCAGTTGCCCGCTTTTTAGATTGGGATAAGCCGCTGAGCCAGCAACCAGAGGCGCTTGAAGCCATGAAGCGCGCAGGGTACGCGCCAAGCCCTGAAATGACAGCGGGAGATTTTGTTAAGTCAAAGTCTAGCGAAGGCTTCGGCGCTTATTTGTCTGATGATCTTGCAAAGCAAGGCATCCCCGGTATCCGCTACCTAGACGGCGGCTCACGCGGGGCAGGCGAGGGAACAAGCAATTTCGTCGTATTCGACCCAGACCTGATTCGCATCCTTGAGCGCAACAGCGAACCGCTTGCCCCAAAAGTCGGCGCTGGCGATACGGCGGCCAATGATCCGGCGCTCGATCCGTGGAACGAGCCGCAAGCCCCGCGCACCTTCGAGCAGCGCATCGGCGACGAGAGTATCCGAGCCGAACTGCTGCGCATGAAGGGTGAAACCGGCTGGGCAGAAGTCGGCGGGCGCATGATCCGTCAGCAGGACGATGGCGGCAACGAGACCATCACGCGCACCGCCTGGGTGCCGAATGCCGAATGGTGGCCTGGCCGACCCAAGGGACTGAAGGAAACTGATCTGCACAAGGCCATCGACAAGGCGCTGAACGGAGAACCCCTCAAGCCGGCCGAGCGCCGGGCGGTCGAGTACATGGCCGACGTTGCCGAGCAGCGCCAGAGGTCGGAGGCGTGGAAGCCGACCGGCGACGAACTTGCCGAAACCGGACTTGCATCCCATAATGAACTTGATGTCGCCATGACGGCGCGGGCCGCAGAAATCGACCCCGATGCAGTCGAATCGCTGGCGACGCGCTTCGAGTCCGACGACGCCGGATTCATGCGAGGAATAAAGGAGCTACTTGATGAACACGACCGCCAAACTGCTGAAAGCCGCCAAGGCGGTGAACGCGCGCCGCAACCAGCCGGCACCGACACCGCAACCGGCACAGCAACAGCCCTCCGTCCCGACACAGTAATCCCGCTGGACGACGCCGACGCGACGACGACCGTCGCCGAGGCGCAGGGCATCATCACCGATCTGGAAACCGCCCGCGCCGAGCAGGAAACCGGCTTGCGCGCCGCGGTCGCCTGCTTTCTGAGGGCTGCATGATGCGCGCCGAGTGCATAGACGCCGTGACGCAGGCCATCGGCCGCGCGCTCAACGCCAACGAGATCAAGAATATCGAGGATCGCGTCCGGGCTGCCATGCCTGCGGCGCGCGCCGAATTGCAGAACGCCGGCCAGGCCGTGACACCGCGCGCCATGATGGAGATGGCTGCCGAGATCGCCAGCAAGGGGCTGGAAGCCGATGCGGTCAAGGCCAAGCAGCGCATTGCGAACACCATCGCGGCGCATGATCGCGTTGCCGGATACCTTGCAAGCGCGAAGGCACGCGGAATCGACGGACTGACAGCAATTGATCAACTCGTCGCCTTCGACGCCAAGGCAACCGGGCGCGTGATGTCCATCGAAACGCAGGGCAAGGCCATCGCCGACGAAGCCGTCGGTCAACTGGTGCAGACCTTAGAGGCGACGAATCCGCGATTCTTCGGCATGGTCGAGGATATGGCCGGCGTCCGCCTGTTGGTCAAGGAAATGATGGGCGAGAACACCGGCAACGCCGACGCGGCTGCCGGCGCGAAGGCTTGGAAGGAAACGACAGAAGCCCTGCGCCTGCGGTTCAATTCTGCCGGCGGCGACATCGGGAAGCTTGAGGATTGGGGCTTGCCGCACCATCACAGCCAATCGAAGGTCTGGAAGGCCGGCGCCGATTCGTGGGTGAAAGACATCATGCCCATGCTGAACCGCGAAAAATACGTCAAGGCGGACGGAGCCCTGATGGACGATGCCGAACTCGAAGGCGTGTTGCGCAAGGCATGGGACACGATCAGCAGCAATGGCATGAGCAAGATTGAGCCGGGCAAGGTCACCGGTTCGGCGATGCGCGCGAATTGGGGCAGCGAGTCGCGCCAGATCCACTTCAAGGACGGCGACGCATGGACGGCCTATCAGGTCAAGTACGGCGAGCAGGGCTTCTACGATGTGATGATGGGCCACGTTCGCGGCATCGCACACCAGATCGCACTTGTCGAGACCTTTGGGCCGAACCCGAATCGCAGCTTTGAATTGTTCCGCGATCAGGCCATTCTCGACGCGATGGCGGCACGCAAGGACAACCCGAACGCGATCAACGAGCAGGCCATGAAGACGACGCGCCTGTTCAATCACGTCGCCGGCCAGGTGCTGCCGGTGGCAAACGAGGGCATGGCGCGCGGCTTCGACAATCTGCGCTCATGGCTAGTCGCTTCGCGTCTCGGCTCTGCCGTGATTACCTCGATTACCGACGAAGCGACGATGGCACTGATGGGGCACGTCAACAACCTGCCCGAGATGCAGATTCTCAGGAACGAACTGCACGCGCTGAATCCGGCCAACAAGCAGGACAGGAGACTGCTGGCGCGCATGGGCCTTGCCGGCGAAGTGATGGCATCGAACCTTGGCCGCTTCGGTCAGGAAGGGCTTGGCGCGTCCTTTGCCAGCAAAATGGCGACAGCGACGATTCGCGCGTCCGGCCTATCGGCCATGACTGCGGCGCGCAAAGCGGCATTTGGTGCCACCATGATGGACAGTATCGGGCATCTGGTGAAAACCAAGGGATTCGACAAGCTCGATCCGCTCGATCACCGCATCCTACTGTCCAAGGGCGTCACCGAAACCGATTGGGCAGTGTGGAGGCTGGCGAATCTGGAAACATGGCGCGGCAACGAGACCATGCTGACGCCTGAAGCGGTGCGGGCAATTCCGGATGCTGAGATTGCCAAGGTGATGCAACCTGAAATCGACAAGATCAAGGCGGCAGCGAAGGCGCAGATTGACGAACTGAACGCGCGCAATGATCAGGAAACGGGTTGGGTCGACAAGCGCATAGACAGGTTCAAGGATGCTCAGGCCGCAGCGGCGAAGAAAATCGGGAAGATGGCCGTCGACAAGGATGCCAAGGTACAGAAGCTGTCCGAGGCATTGCAGGCGCGCATTGATCTGGTGCAGGCTGAAATCGAGCGCGTCAAGGTGCGAGCCGAGATAGAAGCCGCATTCCAGAACGAAAAGAACTCTGACAACGTGCGCGGCCTGCTGGCGGATGTCCATCGTGCCACCAATGAGGCAAACGAGTACGTTCCCGGTGCGAACTCGGAACTATCGCGGATCTTTGAGGGGAAGGCCGATTCATTGGCCGCGCGGGTTGCTTCTGCGGGCGGCTCGCTTGGTCGCCAGTACGGATTGCGTGAAGGTGCGCTGACCCGCCGCATTGTCGAGATCGAAGCGAGGATCAGGAACGCCGAGCGGTCATCCGACGCCGAGGTCATGCGCGCCGACAAGGCAGAGACAAAGCGGCTTGACGACATCCGCGATGAACTTGCCGCGTTCTGGTTCCGATCAAATGAGCGCCAGCAGCGCCGCCAGTTCGTCATGGATCGCATCGCGCGCGACGTTGACCCGCAGATCGGGCAAGCCATAGGGCGTGCACGAAGCGCCGCAACGACCCGCCTACTCGGCGCGGTCCTCGAAGAAGTCGACATGGCCGTCATCACCCCCGGCGCGCGAACCAAGGTGATCACGCAAGGCTCGCAGTCGCGCGGCACGCTCGGCGGCGAACTGTGGCGCAGC